AGAATGGACAGTTAAGAGACTAAAAGCACTCAAAACTGACTTCATTCGCCTTCTTGCTGGAAAAGACCCAAGTTCTACTTGGATTAAGTACAGAAAGAACCTTCCTGTTGGACCATTTGGAGCGTTGTTTGCATTTGGCTTATCACCAAAAGCAGACTCCAAGCGTGTCGTTAGAGTTTTAAATGCTCTAATGGCATATTCCATGTTTCAGGCAGAAAAAGTAACTACAACTCAACTGAAAAAGTTTTACGGGTCAATTGCAAGCCCCGGATTACCTAGTACAGTTGTAGAAGAAGTTTTCTCTAAAATTCTACCTCTATCGAAAGATTTGAGGGTTAGAACTTTTTCACTGGATACGACGAGAGATTATATTCCTAGTCCTTCTAGATTCTGTCCTACCTCGGAAGGTAGGTCAATTCCGGAATCGCAATGGCTAGATACCATTGACATTGTATGGAACAATGCACTAGGATTCGACCTTTATCATAAATATTCGCAACTGAGGGAAGTTCTTGAAGACTTCACTTACGTTATAAGGGGGCATATTGCTCATATACCTACCTTCATCACAGAATGTGACGGTGACGAATATCATGCTATAGGGTTTGCTGGCAAAATCGGGCACATTCAAGAACCCGGTTTTAAGCTCAGGGCGGTTGCTAATCCGCACAGAGTTTACCAGTTGAGTCTCTCGAGACTTGGTAAGCAGCTCTATGAGCTGCTTAAGCGCCTACCGTGGGATTGTACCCACGATCAGGAAAGTGGAAGTGTTTGGGCTGTGCAGGAAATGGCACAGAACAAGGAAATGTTTGCGGTCGATTTATCGGACGCAACCAACCAATTTCCACTGGAACTTCAGCTAAAAGTATTGCAAAGTATACCAGGGATCGTAGAGGAGGATATCCACCTCTTTAATGACCTTAGTACAGCCAACTGGCTCAGCCCTACCCATGGGCTTGTTAGTTGGAGAAAGGGACAGCCTTTAGGCCTGTTACCTTCTTTTGCTTCTTTTGCTCTGACACATGGATTGCTCCTAGTATCCCTTGAAAGGGAGCTAGGGCTATCTGAGGGTGAAAACTTCAGAGTTCTCGGGGATGACGTTGTCATCTCCGACAAAACCTTGTATGACGCATACCGTGAGGTATTGGCGAAATTAGAAGTCTCTGTGTCAGAAGATAAGACTATAATCAGTAAGGTTCTTACTGAATTTGGAGGAAAAGTCATTTTCCAAGGAAACATTATGTCTCTCGCTAAGTGGCGTAAGTCTTCGGACCGAAACTTCTTAGACGTAGTGGCAAACGTGGGACCTAGATACCTAAGGTATCTCCAACCTCGACAGAGGAAAGTCGCTGAAATTCTTATTACACTACCTCCTCCCTTTGGTTTAGGAATGAACCCGAGGGGTCTTAGCGCTGAAACGCGTTGGGAGATTGAGGATTTGTGTAACAAATTCCTGGATAAGTCTGAATATGAGTTACCTCAGTTTGGACGAAACTCACTGTGGCACTCAGTAGCGAAAGCTCCTAAGTTGTCCGCAGTTGTTTTTTCACCACCTTACGTACAGGGTTATTATAACCTGGACGGAAGCTTGAAATCTGATAACTTCAAGGGTGACAGGTCGACCAGACCCGTTCAATCTGAGGAGGTACTATGTAGGATATCTTATCTTACAGGAGTACCTATTCAGCCGAGTACTCAGTTTAAGGATTTACACCCCTATCCTGATCTGCTCGAAAGAATTAGAAAAGTTGCACGTGAGCTTAAACTCAAACGCTTCATGCCAACGGGTGATCCCCGAGGCACAACGACGCTAGTTCTATGGGAAAAACGTATAAAAAGCGTTCTCTCAAAGGTCTAATAGTACCAAGCACTTGTGCTGCCAGCCTTTTAGGCACCGGACAAACTATAATGTAAC